GAGTTCTACACCGGCAGGTACCTGTTCACAGTAGACTACGCAGAGAGCGATGTGTCAGAAGACCCGTCGCAACACAAACAAAGCCATGTGTTGGTCTTGACCGATGCGGGCAAGTGGACCGGAAACGTTGTGGCGCTGCCCAACAACCGTGTCCGCGTGACGAGTCCGGCTTATTGGGTGACGGGGCAAGGTGCCCCAGACTTCCGGCCGAACCAATGGGTTCATTGTGCGGAGCAAGATGATTCGTACATGGATGCTGAGATCACTTTTAACAACCTGTACAAGGAGTCCGAGAAATGATGAATTCCAAAATGATGGCCAGCGGTGGTGCTATGAAGTCCAAGATGATGGCCAGCGGCGGTAAGACGCCCGCTACCAAAAAGGCTTTGGCCGAACACGCAGCTAAGCCCGCGTCCAAAGCGCACGCAGGTCTGAAGGCCGGCGGCATGATGAAGAAGGGCTACGCCTCCGGCGGTATGCCCATGGTCATGAAAGACGGCAAGAAGGTTCCCTCCTTCGCAGCTGACGGCAAAGGCAAGATGAAGATGGGCGGCTCTGTTGCTCCATCCAAGATGGGCAAGGTCAAAACCGGTTCGGGCCGTGACGGTGTTGCTGAGCGTGGCCACACCAAAGGCATGATGCCCAAGATGACCAAGCGCGGTTAAGGAGTACGAAATGGCAATGCACAAACCAAAGAAGACCAAACGCTTCCAACCCGGCGGCTTGGTGGATGAGAGAGGCAATGCCGTTTTGGATGGCAGCAATCAGCCCATCATGACCGGCTCTTTTCCTGAAGAGGATGAGATCACCGCTCGTGGCCGTGCAAAAAATGCAGAAATGTTCAAGTCGCTTTTTAATCGTGCAACAGGACGAGGAAAAGAAGTTGCACCAGCGGCGGCACCGGCTTCAGCAGGACCGGCAGCAGGAACATCGAGCCTTCGTGATCCGCAGCAAATGGCAGAGCAAAAGGCAGCACCAAAATTTTCTGACGGCGATGTAGATGAGCGCGATCGTCGCATGGAAGCCGCTGCAAGCGCTCCAAGCCGAGCAATCACCAGCCCAAGCTCTTCCGGCACCAAGCCCAGTGTTAGCAAGGCCCCAGTGAAGGCCAAACCTTCTACTGCGCCAGCAGCTTCAACCAGCCGAGGCCGTGGAGCAGAAAAAGGTAGCGCTCCTAAGCAGACAATGGGCGGCCCCTACCGCGATGAAGGTCGCAACCGTCCAGCCCCAGCAGCACCCGAAAAACGTCCGGGCACTGCATTGCCAATAAACCCTTCTGTGTTGCGTCAGCGTGAAGAGGCTGAAAAGAAGCGTGATGCCGCCCGTGCCGCGAAGCGTAAGGCGGAAGAAGATGAAAAGAAAGCCCGCCCAGCAAAAGAAGCAGCTGAGCGCAAGATGCTCAGCGAGCAGCCCGGTGCTGTTGCTTACCGCAAGAAGCGTGAAGAAGAAGACAAGATGTCTCCCGGCCAGCGCTCTGCTGCACGAGGCAAGAAGATCAAAGAGTTCTTTGGCATGGCTAAAGGTGGCTCTGTCTCTTCGGCTTCCAAGCGTGCTGACGGCATCGCACAGCGCGGCAAGACTCGCGGCAAGGTGTACTGACATGATGGCCAGTCGCGGTATGGGGGACATCAACCCCAGTAAAATGCCCAAAGGCGTCCGTAAGGCTCGCCGGGACAGCGACGACTTCACTCAGTACAAAGACGGTGGCAAGGTGAATGCGGCCGGCAACTACACGAAGCCCAGTCTGCGCAAGCGGATTGTGAGCCAAGTCAAAGCCGCCGCAACCCAAGGCACTGGCGCAGGCCAGTGGTCGGCCCGTAAAGCTCAGCTCGTGGCCAAGAAGTACAAAGCCGCTGGTGGCGGCTATAGGGACTAAAATGAAAGCGCCGCAAAAATCCCTCAAGGACTGGGGCAACCAACAATGGACAACCAAAAGTGGTAAAAAATCTTCTGAAACAGGTGAGCGATACCTTCCTAAGGCTGCAATTAAAAGTCTCAGCCCTGCTGAGTATGCTGCTACAACGCGTGCGAAACGCGCTGGCAAAAAAGCCGGGAAGCAGTTCGTAGCACAACCCAAAACCATCGCAAAGAAAACAGCAGGGTTCCGATAATGGCAACATCAGGCGTAGCAAACTTCAACCTCGATCTCGCAGAAGTCGTCGAGGAGGCGTTCGAGCGTGCCGGCGGTGAGTTGCGCACCGGCTACGACCTGCGCACAGCCCGTCGATCGTTGAACCTGATGTTCGCCGACTGGGCAAACCGTGGTTTAAACATGTTCACCTACGAGCAGGGGACACAGGTTCTGACCCCCGGCCAAGCCACCTACGTCTTGCCAACCGACACTGTGGACCTGTTGGAGCATGTGATCCGCACCGGCGCAGGCAACGTTTCCACGCAGGCTGACCTGACCATCACCCGGATCAGCGTTTCAACCTACGCCACGATCCCGAACAAGCTCCAACAAGCTCGTCCCATCCAGATTTTTATTGAGCGTTTAAACACTCCACGCTTTACTGTGTGGCCTGTTCCAGACGACACCCAGACCTACACCCTCGTGTACTACCGCTTGCGCCGCATCCAGAATGCCGGGGACGGTGTGGACACGATGGACATGCCATTCCGCTTCTTGCCTTGCATGGTGGCCGGCTTGGCCTACCACTTGGCCCTGAAGATACCCAGTGGCGCTGAGCGCCTGCCCATCCTCAAGCAGCAATACGACGAAGCTTGGGCCTTGGCCTCCGAAGAGGATCGTGAAAAGGCTGCAGTGCGCTTTGTGCCTCGCCGTCAGTACCTCGGAAGCGGGACGTAATGGGCAATCGGTTTGCATCAGCCAAGAACAGCATCGCCATGTGCGATCGCTGTGGCTTCCAATTCAAGCTGACGAACCTGCGCAAAGAGATCGTCAAAACCAAGACGTTTAATACCTTGGTGTGCCCGGACTGTTTTGATCCTGACCAGCCGCAGCTTCAGTTGGGCATGTACCCAGTGGACGACCCGCAGGCAGTGAGAAACCCACGCCGGGACACAACCTATGTTGAGGCCGGTGTAAACGCACAGGGCTTCACGACAGGGGGCAGCCGAGACATCCAGTGGGGCTGGGCACCGGTGGGTGGTTCTAGGTTTTTTGATGATGCGCTGACACCGAATGACTTGGTTTTAACCTTGGAACTTGGTACAGTACAGGTAACCGTAACATAAGGAGTCCGTCATGGATGCAAAGACCGCAGTTCGCAAGCATGAAAAGAACATGCACGCAGATCAAAAGCCAACCAAGCTTCGCGCTGGCGGCAAGACCAACATCGACATGCTAAAGATGGGTCGTGGCTTGGCCAAGGTGGCCAACCAGAAATCCCCCGGCCGCAAAGGAGCTTAATATGCCCACGTACAACCAGCCAAAACCAGCCGCTACTCAAGCGGTTCTTGCCCCCACGGACAACAAGAAGTACATGGCGGAAACAAACGTCTCTGTGGGCAACAACCGCAGCAACGACTACAAGCCCACCAAGACATCCGGCATCAAGATTCGCGGTACCGGTGCAGCGACCAAGGGCGTCATGGCCCGTGGCCCCATGGCGTAAGGTAAAAATTATTACCTTAGAGAAAAAGCATGAACTACACCGAGCTGTCAGCGCAGATTCAAGCGTTCACGGAGAACACGTTTCCCGAAGCCTTTTTGGCAAGCGGCGGCACGGTGTCGTCTGCAGAGCAGATCGCTCGTTTCGTTGAGTTGGCTGAGCAGCGCATCTACAACACGGTGCAGTTTCCATCCCTTCGCAAAAATGTGACGGGCAGCGTATTTGTGTCCAACAAGTATCTGTCCTCACCAAGCGATTTCTTGGCTGTATATTCTTTGGCGGTCATTGATGCCACAGGGCGGTACGAGTACCTGCTCAATAAGGATGTGAACTTCATCCGTCAAGCGTACCCAAATCCAACCTCGCTGGGTATCCCCAAGTATTACGCGCTGTTTGGACCAACCACAACCAGCGACAGCCCTCCAATCATTACAAATGAGTTGAGCTTCATACTTGGCCCAACGCCAGATGCCACTTACAGTGTTGAGCTTCATTACTACTACTACCCCGAGTCGATCGTGACTGCGGGTACGACGTGGCTTGGCGACAACTTTGACTCCGTGCTGCTGTACGGAGCACTGGTGGAAGCTGGTATCTTCATGAAGGCTGAAGCTGAGACGCTAATCACGTACCAGAAAAAGTACGAAGAAGCCGTGGCACAAGCCAAGCGTCTGGGAGATGGCATGGAAAGACAGGACGCATACCGTAGCGGCCAATATCGTCAGGCAGTCACATGATCACCCAAACCGTCACCAACTCATTCCAAGCCCAGTTGCTCGAAGGCGTTCACGACTTCAACACCGACACGTTCAAAATTGCCCTGTATCTGGCCACGGCCAATCTGGATGCCAACACCACCGTGTACGTCACTGCGGGTGAAACCTCGGGCACAGGCTACACGGCCGGCGGCAATGTTATGACTGGGGTCAGTGTAAACGCTGCCGCTTTTGTGAACTTCACCAACGTCTCATGGAACCCCGCTGTGTTCACCGCACGGGGTGCCCTCATCTACAATAGCACCAAAGGAAACAAGGCTGTTGCGGTCTTGGACTTTGGTTCTGACAAGACTGCTACCAATACCTTTTTGGTGCAGATGCCCGCCAACACAGCGACCAGTGCGCTGATCCGATTTTCCTAATAGGAGTTTGAAATGACCATCGAAAAAGCCAAATCTGCTGATGTTGTGACCGCTGGCATGGTTGCTAAAAACGGTTTCAAAGAATCTGCCAAGGGTGGCGGTGTTTACCACGTTGAGTGTGTTGGCCAAGATGGTCAGGTTAAGTGGACTGGCGACATGTCCAACCTCGTTGTTGACGAAGGTTTGCAAGACATGAACACCAAGTATTTCAAGGGCAGCACGTACACTGCTGCATTCTTCCTTGGCCTGATTACCGGCCCAGCATCGGGCACTACGTTTGCCCCAGAAGACAGCTTGGCCTCCCATGCTGGCTGGACCGAGTTTACTTCTTACACCGGTAGCCGCAAGGCTGTGACCTTTGGAAATGCCACCGATGCTTCGCCTTCGTTGATCAACAGCACCGGGTCGCCATCTTCGTTTGCCATCACTGGCACCGCTGTTGTGGCCGGCGCATTCTTGTGTACCGTAGCAAGCGGCACCTCTGGTGTGTTGTTCTCTGAGGCCGACTTTGATTCCCCCGGCGATCGTAGCGTTGTAAGCGGCGACACCTTGAACGTGTCGTACTCTTTCAGCCTCGACGCAGCCTAAAAGGTATCACCCAGTGCTAGGGTTCGCGCCAATAGCTGCGGTCCCTCTGGGGTCGGCTGGAGAATCAGGGGCGTCGTTTGACGTCTCTTTTGGCGCTGCGGCTGTAATAACCGACGCTGGCGTGGCTGCTCTTCCCGTGTATGCCTGTTCCGTAGCCGAAGCAACACTAAGCGACATGAGTGTTGCTGTTGCTGCATCTACGTTTAATGCCATTGTTTCTTTTGGGGCAGCTGGAGTGGACGCGAGCGCTGCAATTGCTGCATTTGCCCCAAGCATTTCTGAGTCGGCAGTCGGTGATGATGCCACTGTGGCTTTGGCCATTTTTTCATCATTCGCAACGGATTCTGGTCTGGCTGCTGATTCAGCGTTGGTCGAGGCTTCGGTGTTCAGTGCAATAGCCGCAGACGCAGCAGATGCTGCTGACGCCGTCCGATCTTCCGCCGTAATGATAAGTTCTGTGTCAGAAGACGCAGACATCGACGATTCTAATTCTGCGAGCTATTTGTGGAACATCATCAACAACGCACAGTCTGTAAACTGGACTGTGGTTAAAACACAGAACTAAGAGGGTTATATGGCCATCGTACTTAAAGATCGAGTCAAGGTTGCATCAGGTGTGACCGGAACCGGCACCGCTACGCTTGGCTCTGCGGCTACCGGTTTTCAATCTTTTGCGGTGGTTGGCAACGCCAATCAGACCTACTACACCATTGCGATGCAACCCGGCGCTCCAACTGGAGAGTTTGAGGTTGGTATCGGCACAGTAACCGACACCGCAGGCACGTTTACACTGTCCCGCGATACCGTACTTGAGTCCAGCAACGCTGGCTCTGCTGTTGACTTTCCAGCCGGCACCAAGGATGTGTTTGTCACCTACCCGGCTGAGCGTGCGGTGTTCTTAAACGCGGCCGGAACCGCTGTGGATGCGTTGAGCGTAACCACTCTTGGGGCCACCACAGCCAACATCACCACAGCCAACATCACGGCGGGCACGGTAACCACATCCCCTGCAAGTGGCAATGATCTGGTCAACAAATCTTACGTTGACACGCTTGTGGCGTCCGGCATCCACTTCCACGAGCCTGTCCGGGTCGAGTCGCCAATCAATTTAAACGCCACCTACAACAACGGCACTGCTGGTGTGGGTGCAACATTGACCAATGCCGGTACGCAAGTTGCTCTGGTAATTGACGGCATCACCATGGTGGTAGCCGACCGGGTTTTGGTTTATGAGCAGACCAATCAGACGCAGAACGGCGTGTATGTTGTCACCAGCATCGGGTCGGGCGCAACCAACTGGGTTTTGACCCGTTCAGACGATACGAACACCTATGGTTTTGCCGGCCCCGACACACTGAGTGAAGGCTCAACCTTCTTTGTTCAAGAAGGCGCAACCGGCGCGGGTGAGACATATACCTGCAACACCGTCGGGACGATTACCTTTGGCACAACGAACATCACGTTCGCTCAGGTTTCATCAGCCCAGATTTATAGCGCAGGCACCGGCCTCACTCTTTCGGGGACCCAGTTCAGCATCACCAACACTGGCACAGCAGGAACCTACGGCTCCGCATCTCAGGTGCCTGTATTCACGACCAATGCGCAGGGTCAGGTTACCTCCGTAACGAACACTGCTATTGGAATAACATCCGCAGCAGTTTCTGGTCTGGCGGCTTCAGCCACCACGGACACCACCAATGCGGCCAACATCACCACAGGCACACTGGGCACAGGCCGTTTGTCTGGCAGTTACACCGGCATAACCGGTGTGGGCACTCTTGCAGCAGGCACTTGGAACGGCAGCGTCATTGGCGCAGTCTACGGTGGTACAGGGTTTGCCTCCTACACTGTTGGCGACTTGTTGTTCGCAGACACGAGTACGTCCTTGGCCAAGCTGGCAGGGGTGGCGGTAGGCAACGCACTGATCTCTGGTGGCGTTGCATCGGCCCCGAGCTATGGAAAGATTGGTTTAGCCACTCATGTTGATGGCACCCTTCCAGCGGCCAACGGCGGCACAGGCTTGACCTCCTTGGGTTCTGGGGTAGCGACGTTCTTGGGCACCCCATCTAGTGCAAACCTTGCAGCTGCGGTGACGGATGAGACTGGTTCAGGAGCTTTGGTTTTTGCTACCAGCCCCACTTTTGTCACTCCGGCTTTGGGCACCCCTTCGTCGGGCACCTTGACCAACTGCACATTCCCGACACTTAACCAAAACACGACGGGCTCAGCAGGCTCAGCAGCCATCCTGACTACCGCCCGCAACATTAACGGCGTAAGTTTTAACGGTTCAGCCGATATTACGATTACAGCAGCCGCAACAAACGTTAACACTCAACTGGCGTCTTTGGGTGTCGGCACTGCCGCTTCTGGCACGGCTGGTGAAATCCGAGCAACGAACAACATCACGGCGTACTACTCCGATGACCGCTTGAAGACCAAGCTGGGCAACATTGAGGATGCGCTGGCCAAGGTCCGCACGCTGAGTGGCTTTTACTACGAGGCCAACGAGACTGCTCAAGACCTTGGGTACGAAGCGATTCGCGAAGTCGGCGTTTCTGCTCAACAGGTGCAAGCCGTACAGCCCGAGGTGGTGGCTCCCGCCCCCATCGACGCCAAGTACTTGACCGTGCGGTATGAGCGCCTTGTGCCATTGCTGATTGAGGCTATCAAGGAGCTCGACGGCGAGCTACAATCCATCAAACAGCAGCTGAAGGGCGACTGACATGGCGAGTACATTTTCACCAAACTTACGCATCGAGCTGATTGGTGCTGGCGAACAGGCCGGCACATGGGGCACTACGACCAATACCAACCTCGGTACTTTGATTGAAGACGCCATTTCTGGTTATGTGTCGGTTACAATTTCTTCAGCCAATCAAGCGCTTACTGCCAACAACGGTTCTGCAGATCAGGCGCGAAACGCCACTCTTGAGCTGGTGTCTGCGGCCCAAGCATTTGCCGTTTATGCGCCCCCTGAGCCCAAGCTGTACACGGTGTTTAACAACACCAGCTTTGTGGCCACAATCTACAACTCCACAGCTTTGGGTAACACGACCGCCGCCGGCGCTGGTGTAGCCATTCCAGCTGGAAAAACCATGACGGTGTGGAGTGATGGCACCGACTTTGCGCTACAGAACACTCACATCATTGGCACAGTGGTGGGTAACGTTACGGGTAACGTTACGGGTAACTTGACGGGCAACGTCACAGGCAACGTTACCGGCAACACTTCTGGCACGGCGGGTAGCGTAGCAACTACGGACTGGACCATCACGCAGTCTGGCTCGTCGATTGTGTTTTCCTACCAAGGAACAGCCAAGCTTGCTTTGACTTCCGCTGGCGCGGTGACCGCCGTAGACAACATCACAGCTTACGGGACGGTGTAAACCATGACACTTCCAGTATCAGGCGCAATTTCATTCAACGACATCAACGTCGAGTTGGGTGTTGCTGGCACCACACAAGCTTCTTTGGGGCAAGCATCTTTCCGCACGCTTGCTGGTGTTGCCTCGGGCGCGATCTCGATGAGCGACTTCTACGGCAAGGCCAACCAGTTCAATCTTACGATCAGCAGCAACCAGACCAACGTCAACTTGGCAACTTTTGCCACAAGCGCGGGATGGAATGGTACGAGCAAACTTGTTGCCACCATTAACTCTGGCGTCTACGTTAGCAGCAGCAGCACTGGCACACCTGCACTAACCATTAGCGGCTCCTTCCCCGGCGGTTTGGAGGTCACAAACGACGGGTTTATTGTCGGGATGGGCGGAGGCGGTGGCAGCGGAACTCGTACTAACGGCGCTTCTGGTAGCAGCGGCGGCACTGCGTTGTCCGTATCTTCGGCGGTTTTATTTACCAACAACGGTACGATTGCTGGCGGTGGCGGTGGCGGCGGTGCTGGCACTGGAGCATGTTGGTCTAGGAGCCCCGGTTGTAGCGGCGACTTCCTCGGTAGCGTGTCTGGTGGCGGTGGTGGCGGCGGAAGATCAAGTCAAACTAATGCAGGTGGGGGTGGTGCAGAGCCCGGATTATCGGGCGAGTACGCGGCGGGGGACGCTGGCGGTGGCGGTACAGGTACGGCCGCTAGCGCCGGAGGTGGTGGTTCCAACGCACAGGTATTAACTGGTGGGGGCTTTGGAGTTCAGTCGGGTGTTGGTGGTTCGGGCGGCGATTGGGGCGTTTCTGGTAGCGGCGGCGGCAGCGGAAGCAAAGTTGGCGGTGCAGGCGGCCATTTAACCACCTACACAATAGGGTCCGGTGGAGCTAGTGGAGCAGCCGTATCAGGCAACAGCAACATTACATATCTTGCAACAGGAACACGTTTAGGGGCAATCACATGAGCATTACATACACATACGAAATCATTGTGGTCAACGAGACCGCACGTTGCATGGAGGTCGTTTATTCAGCAGAAGGACACCAGACCATGCACATCGGCGCGCGGCTGCCGTTTGAAGGCGAGGCGCTGGAGGATGTTATCAAGTCGTTTGCCCCCGTGCCGTTGTGGATTGAGCGAGCAACACCCGTGGTGGCCCCACAAGTCGGCGCAAAAGGTACGATTAAACCTCCGGCTCCTGTTGCGCCAGAACCTGAGCCAGAAACGCCAGAACTGCAATAAAGGTAGCCCATGCTTGCCGAGTTGGCCATTGCCAATGCCGCCTTCTCGGTAATTAAGGAGGCGGTGCAGAACTCCGGCGACATCATGGCCGCTGGCGATGCGCTGTTCAAATACTTTGACAGCAAGGCAGAGCTCCAGAGAAAAGCCAACGAAAAGGGCGGATCAAAGGGTAGTGATCTTGAAGAGTTCATGGCGCTTGAAAAGCTCAAGCAGCAAGAGGAAGAACTCAAGCAGATGATGATCTACGCTGGTCGCGGTGGCATGTGGGACGACTGGTTGGCGTTTCAGGTCAAGGTCAAGAAAAAGCGTGAAGCGGACAAGCGCCAGAAAGTGCTCGATCGTCAGCGCCTCATCAGCCGCATCAAAGACATCGCCATGATCATCCTCATCATCGTACTGCTGGGCGGCTTGGGCATCATCATCGGTGCTGCAATTTGGTTTTCGAGGGACGTATGAAAACTTTGATTTTGCTGGGCGCATTCACACTGGCCGGCTGTTACGACACCTACCGGTACCCCTGCCAAGACCCCAAGCACCACAACTCGCCTTCCTGCAACCCCCCAGTGTGTGAAGCCTCTGGCACTTGCACCAAGTACCTTTTGAAAGAGCAAAATGAAAACTGACCTTGATGCGCTGCTGCGTTTCATCATTGGCGTGACCCTCTCACTCACACTTGCCGGCATTGTGGCTGTGGTGCTTTATTCGTTGGTCTTTGTGACCCAACCTATGAACGGCATGGCCCCCAACGATGAGGCGTTCTTCAACCTCATTACCCCGCTGGCAACCTTTATCACCGGCTCGCTCGGCACCCTGCTGGCCATGAACAAGAAACCACCACAAGACAAGGAGCCATCATGATTGCACTCGCAGGACTCCTCGACATCGGCGGCAAGCTGATCGACAAGCTCGTGCCCGATCCCGCTGCAAAAGCAAAGGCTCAGCTTGACCTCGCCGCTCTTGCTCAAAACGGTGAACTGGCTGCGATGGCCAATGAGACCAAACTCTTTGAGACCGACCAGAACAACATCACCGACCGCTGGAAGGCTGACATGGCCTCCGACTCGTGGCTGTCTAAGAACATCCGGCCCTTGTCCTTGGTGGCTATCTTCTTTGCCTACGTGGTGTTTGCCCTCATGAGCGCCTTTGGATTGGCTGTAAACGAGGACTACGTGGAACTGTTGGGGCAGTGGGGCATCATCATCTTTGGTGCGTACTTCACCTCTCGCGGCGCTGAAAAAATCATGGACATGAAGGTTAAAAAATGACTCAGTTGACCAAGAACTTCTCCCTCCACGAGCTGACCAAGTCTGAGACCGCTGCTCGTCACGACATGGAAAACAACCCCGGTCCCGCCGAGATTGCCAACTTAACCGAGCTGGCCGGTAAGGTGCTGCAGCCCATCCGCGATCACTTCGCCAAGGGTGTGCACATCAACTCTGGCTTCCGTCACCCCGATGTAAACGCCAAAGTGGGCGGTTCCAAGACCAGCGATCACTGCAAAGGCCAAGCAGCCGACATCGAAATCCCCGGTGTGGCTAACGCCGATCTGGCCGCATGGGTCAGGGACAACCTTGAGTTCACACAGCTCATCCTCGAGTTCTACACCCCCGGCATTCCAGACAGTGGGTGGGTGCACGTCAGTTTTGACCCCGGCAACCTGAAGAAGCAGGTCATGACAGCCACCAAGCAGGGCGGCAAAACGGTGTACTTACCCGGTCTCGTGGCATAAAATCCCCCCTGTAACAAGGACCAGCCATGCCTCTTCAAACCATGAAATTCAAGCCCGGAGTCAATCGTGAGAGCACGACTTTGGCCAATGAGGGCGGATGGTTTGAGTCCGACAAGGTGCGCTTTCGTTCCGGGTACCCCGAGAAGATTGGCGGTTGGCAGAGAGATTCCGGCACTGTGTCTGCAACGCTTGCGCCTCCAGAGGGCTCCTACTGGGGTGTAGCTCGGTCACTGTACAACTGGATCAACTTAGCCGGCTCTAACCTGCTTGGTGTGGGCACCAACCTCAAGTACTACATCCAGAACACCGTTGGTGGCCTGTTCAATGACGTAACCCCCATTCGACTTGTGTCCGCCGCAGGAAACGCTACGTTTGTGGCCACAAATGGTTCTAACATCATCACCGTGACAGACGCAGGCAGCAACGTGCTGCCCGGTGACTTTGTAACGTTTATTGATGCCGTAACGCTTTCCGGTAGACTTTCTACTGGAACAATTGCAGGAACATCTACTGGTAGCGCCACTTTTACGGCGGTATCTCAAACCTCCACATCTGGGGACGGGTATGGGGCGGAGTTCACCATTGCTTCCAATGGGGCTGGGGCCTATACGTTAAATGCCATCACAAATGCGGGTAATGCTTACGCAGTCTCAGACACCATTGTTATTGCTGGTGGCAGCTTGGGCGGATCAACCCCGGCCAATAACGCAACCATCACTGTTACAGCAGTTAGCTCAGGAACCATTACGGCCGCTGTACTCAACGCAGAGCATCAGGTTGCAACCTACATAAGTTCAGGCTCCTACACCATCGTGGTAAGCGCCACGGCCAACGCAAATGACACGGGTGACGGCGGCGCAGCTACAGTGGCCTCGTACCAGATCAGCGGCGGCTCTGATGTTTTTACGGTTGGTGTTGGCTGGGGTTCTGGTGGCTGGAGCGGAGTTACACCCGGCTTTTCAAGCACTGGTTGGGGCGTTGGTGCGCCGGCAGGTTTGGGGATTGGTATTCAGCTGCGCACATGGAGCCAAGCCGCCTATGGTCAGGACCTGATCATCAACCCTCGTGGTGACGGTCTGTACTACTGGGAAAACAACGCCAACCCAAACGTTTTTGACCGCGCTGTCTTGCTTAACTCAGCGAGTCCATCGCCTTTTGATACTGATGTTGACTGCCCTGAAATTTGTAATTTTGTGCTGGTATCGGACTCGTCGCGCTTTGTGCTGGCTTTCGGTGTAAACGACTACGGCTCTTCCGATCAAGACCCCATGTTGATTCGCTGGTCTGATCAGGAAAACTATGCGGTCTGGACCCCAGCCGTTACGAACCAAGCGGGCAGCTTCCGTCTGAGCGCCGGATCAGAGATCATCTGCGCCCAGCAAACTCGTCAAGAAGTGCTGGTTTTCACCGACTCTGCGGTTTACTCGATGCAGTATCAAGGCCCACCGTTTGTGTGGGGCTTCCAACCCTTGGGTTCCAACTCTTCAATCGCCGGCCCAAACGCCGTGGTTACGGTGCATGACATCACCTACTGGATGGGTGTTGACAAGTTTTATGTGTACAACGGCCGTGTGCAAACGCTGCCTTGTGAGCTTCGCCAGTACGTATTTGACGACATTAACTTGTCGCAACAGTTTCAGGTTTATGCTGGCATCAATGATGCTTTCAGTGAGGTATGGTGGTTCTACTGCTCGGCCAACTCGAACACGGTTGATAAGTACGTGGTGTACAACTACCTTGAGAACAACTGGCACTACGGCACCATGGCCAGAACTGCTTGGATTGACTCGCCTCTGCGGGAAGTTCCTGTGGCCGCTGGCTACGGTGGCCAGATTCTGTATCACGAGACTGGCAACGACGACGGCTCGGTCAACCCTCCTGCGCCCATTGAGTGCTTCATCCAGTCCTCCGACTTTGACATTGGCGAGGGGCACAACTTTGGTTTTGTCTGGCGCATCATCCCAGACTTAACCTTTGATGGTTCGACCACTCCTACTCCATCGGTGGACTTCTCGGTTCGTCCGCGTCAGTTCCCCGGCAGCAACTACGGCGCTACCAACAACCCGGCTGTGACCAGTGCAAACAACTACAACGTGCAGCGCACCTACAACGTGCAGCAGTTCACCCCGCAGGTCAATGTCCGGTTGCGCGGCCGGCAGATGGCGTTCAAGGTCGGCTCCACCGGTCTGGGTGTGGCATGGCAGCTTGGTGCTCCCCGTATTGACATCCGACCTGATGGCAAGAAATGACCACGCAGCTCGACAACCCTCAGCCACCCCGGCTGCCGGATCATCCCCCGGCGTACAACTCTGGGGTCATGATGACGGTCAACAACGTCTTGCGCTTGTATTTCAACCGTCTGTCGAACCTGCTCGGTGCTTTGTTGGGTCCCAACGGCGGTGTGTACATACAGAACCCCCACGCCATGCTGATGAGCAATCAGGACCAAACCAACCCCAGCATCACGGGGGCGAACCAGCTGAGCTTTAACCAGCCGATCATCACGCAGGGCATCCGGGTAGAGAACACCGACGAGATTTGGTTTGACGAGCCGGGCCAGTATTTGGTGACGTTTACACTGCAGGTGACCAACCGGGGCAACACAGCGGCTGAGTTTGAGGTCTGGGCCGGGTACAACGGCTCCAACTACCCCTTGTCCAACACTCGCTTTGACATCCCTGCCCGCAAGAGCGCTACCATTTGGTCGCACATTGTCCCGGCTATCACCGGCATCTTCACCGTCACCAACCCTGACACGGAATACCTCACCATCAAGTGGTGGTCAGACAGCACGGATGTTTACTTGGAGCACTACGCCGCAGGCACCAGCCCAACCCGGCCTGAAATCCCATCCGTCATCCTGACGGTGAACTTTGTCTCGCGGCTTCCCTGAAGACGTGTAAACGCATAAAATCCCCGCATAGAGGTACCAAACATGAGCCTGCAATTAATCGCCAAACAGATGGAAGCCAAAGGCAGGGGTGGGGACTCCGTCCTTGTCCATATGACGCCGGAAGAAGTTGCTGGCTTACAAAAGCTTGCAGAGTCCGCTGGCGGCTCCCTCAGTGTTAACCCTGAGACGGGTCTGGTCGAGGCCAACTTCTTGAAGCGCATGCTGCCCACGCTGGTGGGTATTGGTGTTGGTGCGGCCACAATGAACCCCATGCTGGGTGCGGCTGCCGGTGCAGCGGTGGGTGGTTATCAGGCCAAACGCAACGATCAAGACGTTCTTATGGGTGCTGCAATGGGCGGTTTGGGCGGCTACGGCGGCGCGAGTATGGGTGCTGGTTTGGGCGCTGCGGGCAATGCTGCCGCAAGTCAAGCCGCGACTGCTGCTAATCCTGTTTTTATGGGTCCAATGCCCGGTGCAGCCGGTGGTTTTGAGGCTGCGCAAGCAGGGCTTTCTGGCCTCGGCACAGAGGCTGGTCGCGGCGCTTTCATGTCCAAAGTGGGTGGTGGCGCGGGCTTGCTAAGTGACGTTGGCATGGCAACTGCTCCCATGATGGCCCCCGGCAAAATGTCTGATCCAGAAAAAATTGCGTCAGACGACGAGATGTACTCATACACCTTTAACCCCGGCCGTACCGGCGCAGAACGAAGCCCAAGCGCAACCAGCGCTGAGCGTGAGTATTTCCAAAGCAGCTATTCCCCCGTGCGTAAGATTCGTGCAAGCGAGTATCCCGTGTATGCTGCCCAAGGTGGCTTGATGAGTTTGGCCGAAGGCGGTGAAACGGCTGCGCCTACCGCCGCTGAGGTGGCTGCTCCTACTGCATCTGAGGCTGCTCTGGCCTACCTGATGGGTGAGCGCTCTAGCTCTTCAGCTGGTTTGCCTGCCATGGCCTCTCAAGCTCCCGTGGCTCAAGCTCCCGCGATGTCATCCAACCAGATGTTTTCATTTGACCCCGCAACCGGGTCATTTACACGCAACCCAAGCTATGTTGATCTATCCGCAATGCCCGTTGGCAATGCTGGCTTAATTGGCAGCTTAATAAACAATGGTGGCGGCGCTGACTACACCAGAAGAGATAACGATTATTACGGTAATGAGGGTGGTTACGCTGCTGATCGCGGTATGGGCAGCGAGGTGCATGGCGGCATGCCATCTGGAACCTACGCCGGAGGCGGTCTCATGGGTCTTGCCAAAGGCGGCATGAAGTCCGGCGGCTTTGTAGTGCCTGCTGACGTGGTGGCTATGGTTGGTGAAGGCAATACCGACGCTGGCTACACACGCATCAAGTCCATGATCCCCGGTGCCACTGCCATCAAAGGCAAAGACGGCGGTCAGGCGGATACCGTCAAGACCAGCATCGAAGGCAAGCAGCCAGCCCGTGTGGCCCATGGTGAGATGTACATCCCGCCTGAGACGGTCAAGCGCATGGGTGGTGCCAAGAAGCTCTACGCCATGATGGATCGCGTGCGCGAGCAGGCTACCGGCAGCAAGAAGCAGATCAAACCTGTGAGTCTGAAACAGGCTATGGCATGAAGATTCAGCACGTCCCGCTTGAGTGGGTAAACCACACATGGCCCCAAGTTGAGGGGTTCATTCGGGATTCGCTGGAGCATGCCAAGGGTGACTACGAGGTTGAGCATGTCCGCACACTGATTTCTACCGGACAATGGTTGTTGCTTGTAGCGGTAGATGGTGAGAAAATACACGGAGCTGCGACGATGCACTGTTTAAACAGACCTGTTGACCGTGTGGCGTTTATCACAGCGACTGGCGGCAAGTTCATTTTGGACGCCGACACATTTTCGCAGCTACAGAATATCGCCCGTGCCTTGGGCGCAACCGCACTAGAGTGCGCTGCCAGAGAATCTATGACCCGCCTCCTTGGCCGCTTTGGCTTCGAGGAGAAATACAGAATTGTTGGAGTGAAACTATGAGCTACTCTCGTCGGCAGTTGTACGCATTTGGCGAGCCTTTGGGCGATGGAGCTACCCGCCGCGAGGTCGGTGGCAAGATTATCTACGGCACCGGCGGCGGTGACGGTGGACAGCCCGAAAAGCAAACCACAGTTGTAGACATCCCCGACTGGGCCAAGCCGTATGCCAAGGAGTCCTTGGGCAAAGCTGCTGCGCTTACCAGCACACCATATCAAGCTTACGGTGGCGAGCGCATCGCTCAGTTCACCCCCATGCAGAAGCAAGCTTTTGGCCGTGCTGAGGGTCAGCAGGTGGCAGGTCAGGTTGGCTTTGGCACAGGCTTGGCTGGCCTTGCTGGCATAAGCTCTTTCGGCGATCAAGGGACTGCTGCGAGCTTTATGTCTCCTTACATGGACGCCGTGGTTCAACAGCAGATGGAGTCCGCCCAGCGTCAGGCAGACATTGCCGGCACTCAACGTGGCGCTCAAGCCGTTCGGGCTGGTGCCTTTGGTGGCTCACGTCAGGCGATTGAGAATGCAGAAGCCGCCCGTGCGCTTGCATCCCAGAAGGGTCAGATTCAAGCAACGGGTCTACAGAGCGCGTTTGATCGTGCGCAGCAGCAGTTCAACGCAGAGCAGGCCACACGCCTCAATGCAGCACAGACCTTGGGTCAGTTGGGCCAGCAGCAGTTTGGCCAACAGATGGACATCACTGGCCAACAAGCACAGTTTGGCGGTCAGCAACGCGCCGCTACACAAGACATCTTGGGTGCTCAGTATCAAGACTTCTTGAACCAGCAGCGTGCGCCTTACGATCAGTTGTCGTTCATGTCGAGTCTTATTCGCGGCACCCCGTTGGGTCAAACGACGACCATGTACGCACCCCCGCCCAGCCAGACCTCCCAGCTGATCGGCTTGGGCACGGCTGCTGCAGGCGCATACGGTGCATACAAAGGTGCGGCCGGTGGTGAGATTCCTTCATACGCCGCAGGAGGTATTGCCAACCTGAAGAACCAACCTGAGATGGCAGCAGCCGCCAAAGGCATGGACGACCGGCGGGTTGCTGAGATGGCTGTTATGGAAGGCATCGTCGGTCTGACCGCAGACGCAGAGATGAAGCGTCGCGATGATTTGCGCGAGCAGTCCAAGGCTTTGAAGGCCCCGGCCAGCATGACCAAGATCACCTCGGTCTTGTCGCAGATGTCGGACGCAGAACTCCAGCAGTACGCCAAGCTGAACAAGAGCGATCCATACACCATGGCTCTCGTGGTGTCTGAAGCCAACCGTCGCAAAGAGGGTGGCATGCCCACCCAAAAAGCACCTACTGTGGTTGAGCAGCAGATCGCCGGCATGGCCCTACCTGAAGAGATGGGTATTGCCCAGCTTCCCGTTGGAGATATGGACTTTGCCAGCGGCGGCATTGTGGCGTTCCAAACCGGCGACATGGTTCCAGACCCAGTCATGGTTGATGAGGAGCGCAAGCGTGCAGCTGCTCGTTTAAACGCAGGTATTGGGGCACCTCCGCAGGTGGCCGCACCAGCACCTGTTGGCAGCGGTATTTTGGGCGACCTTACCCGAATGGGTCAAACCCAGATGGCGGCAGAGACGGCAGCGTCCAAGTTCGAGAGAGAAGGATTGGCTGCTTTAAAATCAGATTTTGAAAAACTCCAAAAGAAGGCCGAGACATACGGTACGCCTACGGAAGAGCGTTTAAAGAAGCGCGAGGAAGAGGCCAAGGGCAGTTCAAAGCAAAACGCCTTCATGACCATGATTGATGTTGGCCTGCGTGTGGCTGCAGGTCAGTCGCCTGACGCACTGAGCAACATTGCCCAAGGTGCGCAGCAGGGCCTGAAGGGCTTCCAAGAGCGTTTAAACACCATCAAAACCAACAAAGAGAAGTTGGATGAAGACTACGCTCGCCTGTACGAGATTCGTGCAGAGAAAGTTGACGCTGTCGGCGAGAGACTGCTCACGCTTAAACAGCAGGAGAGCAAATTTGAGGCAGATGCCGCTCGCCGACTTGCTGCCATCGGCGCTTCTGTTGAAGGCAAACAGATCGAATACAAGGTGGGCAAAGAAAAATCTGCAGATGCTTTCAGAAACGCCACAGCCGGCTCGCAAACGCCTGAGCGTCAAGCTTACGCTGACCTTTTGAAGAAGAACAAGGGTGACGCTGTTGCAGCGCTGGCCGAGTTCAACCAGAAGTTTGGCAAGAAAGAGCTTGCCCCGGGCGTCAAGGCTGGTGTGGAAGCTCTTCAAAAGAAAATAGCGGAGATCGCGGGTAGGGTTGTTCCTCTTGATACCGATGAAGCTCAAATTGCAAAACTTGAAGAAAGAATCAATAGGCTAACAGGTGATGCCGCTCCAGCTGCTGGCGCTTCCGGTGGCAAAGCCATCACCACCAAGGCACAGTATGATGCCTTACCCAAGGGGGCAACTTATGTCGATCCGAACGGGGTAACACGAACAAAAGGGTAAGCCATGGCTGAAAATTTTTGGGAAAAGGACGCCGTCGTCAGCAAAAAAGACGAGTGGTGGAGCCAAGACAAGGTTGCCCAAACTCCAGCAGCGCCAGAAGAAGACCGCGATTCCACCATCGGTAGTGAACTGGTGCGTGGCGGTAAGCAGCTTGCCTCTTCCATTCGCACTGGTATCGGTGCCTTAGGTGGCTCGCCTGAAGAGGCTGCAAGAGCCGGCGTGCAGCGCAGCGAGGCCATTGGCGAAGAGGCTGGCGAGGGTGTTTCCCTTGAGGCGGTTAAACGCGCCTACCGAGAAAAGGGTTTGCTTTCTGCTGCTGGCGAAGTTATCGATCAAACACCTCGTGCATTGGCAAGCCAAGCCGCGCAGCTTGCGCTCATGGCTGGTGGTGCAAAAACTGGTGCCGTACTTGGCTCCTCGTTTGGGCCTGCTGGCACCCTTGTTGGCGGTGCGCTGGGCGCTGGAGCAACCTTGCTCCCTCAGTTGTTTGGTTCTAACGTTGAGCGTCAAGCATCCGAGCAAATGGCTCGTGATGAAGAGGTGGACATTAACCGTCTTGCTGCTGGTGCAGGTGCTGTTGGTCAGACGGCCCTTGAAACTGCCGCCCCGGCATTTATTCTTGGTAAGCGCCTTGTCAAAGGCTTGCTTGGCGTCACAGATGACGCAGCTTTGGCAACAGCAAAAGCCCAGCAAGACATAGTTGAGGCGGCGAATCGATCGCTGTTGTCCGCTACCGGCCGAGGAACAGCTCGTGGTGCCGCTGTGGAGATTCCAGTTGAGATTGCGTCAAGCATTATTGAACGCGCTCAAGCTGGACTTGACATCACATCTCCTGATGCTCTTGCGGAGTACGGAGAAGTTGCCTATCAATCCGCTTTAATTGGTGGCCCACTGGGTGCTGCCAGCGGAGCTGCCGATACAGTCTTGGCTCGTCAAGCTGTCGGAGAACAGCCCCCAGAGGCTGTTGCTGCGTTTGAACGCGAGCGAGCAGAGTTTGCCCGTCAGGCTGGACCAGAGCAGGAGCTTCCTCCCGGTACTGTGCCTGCCGATGTAGACGCTGAAATCGACGCTGTCGAAGCCGAAGTGGAGCCACCCGTCGAACTGCCCGGAGGCTTCACGGTTACCCGCCGTGAGCTGAGCCGTCAGGATGTGCCCGAAGCCTTTGGCATCTTCCCGGAAGGCGGCGGAAAGCCCTTGGCAACCGTTGCTACCCAAGAGGACGCACAAAAGAAGCTGGAGTCCTTGACCCAAATTCGTCAAGAAGAGCAGAAGCGCCTGTCTGAAGAGTCCGACAAGATCAACAACAGCATCTTTGCCGAGCAGCGCAAGCTTGAGGTCATGGAGGCCACAGGCCAAGCTGACACGGATCAGTACGTACAAGCCAAGGCTGCGCTGGACCTGAAGGAGCAAGAGGCCGCCGAGAAGCTGACTACCATCAATGATCAGATCGCCAGCTACTCGACACCCCTGACATTTGCCCCCATGGTCACGCGCACCGATGTGCAGAGCGAGTTCATCGTCAACCGTGGTGATGAGCAGGTCGGTGTGTTCCCCAGCTTTGAGGCTGCAGAGACAACCCTGCGGGAGATTGCACCTGAGCCGTTTAAACAGGCAGAGGTTGCAGCCCGCACACAAGACATCGAAGCTGTGCTCAAGCCTGCCTTCGCCAAGTTCAACTTGGGTGATGTTGGTTTAAACGTTGTCGAGGCCATCAAGACCGACGGCGGTGGACTTGCGGATGGGGCTTATGCCCGCAACCTGATCCAGATTGCCATGGACGCGGAGCAGCCGATCCAAACCATGCGTCATGAGACTGTGCATGCGCTGAAGGAACTTGAGTTCTTCACCCCGCAGCAGTGGAAGGCCCTGACCGAGCGAGCCGAGAAGCAGTGGATCAAGGAGTACCTTGAGAACCAGAGGGCCGAGCTAAACGGTGTGCAGATGAGCCGCCTTGATGCCTACAAGGAGTTGGCGAAGGACCGCAACCTAACCCCGGAACAATTGCGGGAAGAGATCGTTGAGGAAGCCATCGCAGATGCCTTTGGCGCTTACGATCGTGGCGCTACACCTCCTCCCGGCCTGATCGCAGCCCTGTACAAGAAGCTGAAGAACTTCTTCGTGAACTTTGGCCAAGCCCTGCGTGGTGCAGGCTTTGAGTCTGCCGATGACATCTTCGAGCGCATT